GTGATAGACAGGGTAAGAAACGTAAACCTTTCGAGAAACTAGTATAAATAACAATTGATAAAGAATTGTTTCATTCGAGATGTCTTTGATATCGAAGTCTTTTAGAGACTTCTCTTTAACATTTGAAAAAAATGCAGTGACCAACGATGTTTTGTCACTTAAGAATGAGGCTGCAATCAAGGAATCTGTCAAGAACATTGTTCTTTACAATTTCTACGAGAAACCATTTAATCCATTCTTCGGTGGTAACATAATTGGTTTATTATTTGAGAACTCTACACCTACGTTAGAACTCGAAGTTAAGAACAGGATATCGAACTCAGTTGAGGTATATGAACCTAGAGTTACCGCTGTAACGGTAGACGTAGACTTTGAAGAAGATCGCAATGAACTAAACTGTAGTGTAAGTTACTTGATATTAGGAATACGTCCTAAGTTTGATGATGTTAACGTAATCTTTAAACCATAATGGCATTCAATCAAGTCAATGCCCTTGAATTTAACGAGATCAAGGCACAAATCAAAGAATACATGAAGTCACAGTCGCAATTTAGCGATTATGACTTTGAAGGATCGTCTTTGACAGTGCTTATTGACGCATTAGCATACAATACTTACTATACAGCGGTCAATGCGAACCTTGCAGTCAACGAAGGGTTCCTAGAAACGGCAGTTTTGCGTGAAAACGTTGTAAAACTTGCAAGAATGATCGGTTATACACCAAGATCAGCACGTTCAGCAAGAACAACAGTCAATATTTCAGTCCAAACAGCATTTCCCTATCCAAAATCTGTTACAATTGGTGGTGGATTGGTTCTAAACTTCACAGGATTGGATAATAACAACTTTGTTTTCTCAATTCCGACTGATACATCGCAATCTGTAGACAGTTTGACTGGAATTGCGTCATTTAACAACACAGTTTTATACGAAGGACTATATTTGACTGACACTTTTGTCAAAGATACAACGCAAAGACAGAGATTTATACTTACAAACGACAGAGTTGACACTTCAAGCATGATTGTAGAGGTCACATCTGGAACAATTACTGAAAAATATCTACAAGCAACAGATATTACAAAGATAGATTCAACTTCTAAGGTATTTTTCTTAGAGGAATCTGAATATCAGATACCAGAAATCCTATTTGGTGATGGTGTTGTAGGAAAAGCATTAGATAACGGTGATGTTGTAACGGTAAAATATACAACTTCAGCAGGAACAGGTGCAAACGGACTTAAAGTTTTTGAAAATATCGGAACTTATCGAGATAATTTAGGAAATGGGATAACTTCTGGTATTACAATTACTGCTGTTTCGTTCCCAGATGGCGGTGCAGAACCAGAATCTACAGAAGCAATCAAATTTTCTGCTCCAAAATTCTATTCTGCGTTCGGTAGAGCAGTTTCAACACGTGATTATGAAGCAATCATACCTCAAATCTACCCAAATGTGAGTTCTATCTCATGTTATGGTGGTGAAGAAGCGGAACCTCCCGAATTTGGTAAGGTATTTTTGGCAATCAAACCAAAGAATGCTGACAAATTATCACTTTCAGAGAAAAATTCTGTTCTAAAGAAGCTCAGAGAGTATTCTGTAGCAGCAATTCAACCAACAATCATTGATCCGTCCATACTTTATGTGGATTTGATCAGTTTTGTTTACTATAATCCTAACCTAACACGTAGAACTCCTGCAGAAGTTAAGAATTTGGTGATTATAACGTTGACTACACTTAATTCAAGTGCCGAGTTTAACAAATTTGGTGGTAAGTTCAAGTATTCTAAGGTGCAAAACATAATTGATGACGCAGAAAGGTCGATCACGTCTAATATTACACGTATTGCAATGAGAAAGAACGTGACTGTAGACCTTAACACTCGTGTTAACTACAAAATCTGTTATGGTAACAGAATTAATCAGCAGACATCGACTGCTCCTTCTGTTTCTTCAAGTGGATTCAAGATTGTAGGTGATGATGTGAACACATATTATCTAAATGACGATGGTGCAGGAACCTTACGTTTGTATTACGTCAAAGGAACTGGTGAGTTTGAATACATTGATGGATTATGGGGAAATGTAGATTATGATATGGGTGAAATTACAATTAACGATTTAATTATACAATCTACAAGTGTAGTAAATAATACATTACAGATATCTGCAACACCCAAGTCAAATGACCTCGTTTCTCTGCGAGAAACGTATATTACTATGGGTATAGATAACTCGGTGATTACTGTAGTAGAAGATACTATCAGTAGTGGTTCAAACTTATCTGGAACAGGTGTAATTCCAGAATCTAGCTATTAATCTGATATGACCAATAGTTCTTGGAGAGTTGGATCGTGGACGACGCCCACTACAACGGTTTCACAACCGCCTGTACCGTCAGAAGTCAGTCCAGAGTCCAGATCCAAAATATCAACCAATATTTTCGGGCAGTTTCCCTCTTTTATAAGGGAACAGTATCCTACGTTCATAGATTTTGTCAGAGAATACTATAAATCACAAGAATTAAAGGGATATTGCTTCGACATAATCCAAAACTGGTCGGATTATTACAATATTGACAATTATGGCGATCTAGTTACGACTACGACGCTAATTTCGACTGTTACAACGTCTTCTACAGCGATTGACGTTGAATCTACACGTGATTTTCCGAATGAAGGTCTTTTGATGATAGATGATGAGATCATTTACTACCAAAAGAAGGGATCTACACTTTTTCAAGACTGTGCAAGAGGATTTAACGCTGTAAAGTCAGTTGGAATCGAAGGAGACTACAAATTTGAGTCTACAACCGCTGCAGAACACGCTCTAGGTGCTGAAGTTGTCAATTTGAACAACATTTTCCCACTTTACATGCTTGGGAAGTTCAAAGAGCAGTTCTTAAACACATTTCCCAAAAATTTCGCGAACGGTGTCACAGAGAGTACCATAATAAAGCGAATAAAGGACTTTTATGCGTCAAAAGGAACAGGTAGGTCTTTCCAGTTCGTATTAAGATCACTTTTTGGCGTTGAGTCTCAAGTGTCTTACCCAAGAGAGCGAATATTCAAACCTAGCGACGCATTTTACACTTCTAGAGAAATTATTCGTGCAGTTCCTGTTTCTGGGAACCCAATTGAACTTGTAGGACAAGTTTTATACCAAGATGCCGATCCAAACGACCCAAATGTCCTTGCAGCACGAATTTACGTAAAAGGAGTCGTAGAAGTCTTTACAGCAAGTGGAACAATCTATGAAATCGACGTAGATACGAATAATTCACTTGGAACTTTCGTAACTCCGTATAAAACCGTCCTAGCACAAGATTTAGGTGCTAATTTGAACGATAAAGTCGTTACAGTCGATTCTACGTTAGGATGGCCAGAGGTAAACGGTAAATTTAGGATAGAAGACGAAATAATCAGTTATACCGACAAAACAGTCACACAATTCCTTGGATGTAGTCGTGCAAGAGATAATACAAGCAATGTAGCACACGATGCAGGGCAAGAAGTGTTTGCTGCGTTTAAAATCTATGGAAACTCAAATATAGATGGTTCTGAGATACAATTAAAGATATTTGGAGGAACTAGAGGGGTAGTTCTTAATAGTGGTGGAAAATACTACTTACCAGACTCAAAAGTCACTACACCCGCTGCACCTGGCTTCGATAGTATTGATCCTATATGGGATTCGTTTATATACAACGTCAGACGTGCTCTCAGAGGCGTCTCTGCGACCCTAGCAGCACCCGCAACGGATGGATCGGTTAGATGCACCATAGTGACCAAAGAGAAGCATAGATTGACCAGAGATGACTCAGTTAGAATTCTAAACGCTCCAGAAGACCTTTACAACAACTCTCACACAGTTGTAGGTATTGTTGACGAGTTTACGTTCGAGTTTATCTTTACTACGTCTCCTGCATTCGGTATTAGTGGATTTGAGTTTTATATTGCCAAAGAATTTGCGTTTGGTAAGTCAGATGACAATTCTATCAATCTATCAATCAAGGATACTACAGGTGACGTTCAGAACACATATAGATCAACTGATCATGCAATAGTCGCTAGTACAGGTATACCAACACATAAAATAGGACCTTTTGGTTCTGGAGACCTAGATCCTGGCAACCAGAGATATCTGAAGCGTATTCCTCTTGCACCAATCATTAAATCGGAAAAAACAGCAACACCAATTGGACAAATCGCTATTGGTTCAAATGGTGTCCCATTATTCTCATATAAGTCTGAAACTAAGAAAATATATGGTGGTATCAAAACTATTGAGAGAATCAACGGTGGATCTGGTTATGACATCACAAACCCACCGACTGTAGAGTTTGAACCTGAGTATAAGTTAGATACGACTTATGCATCGGGATTACGTGTCACATGGAACGGAAATAGATACAGATCACTTAATGCGGGCAAATCATCCGCAACAGTATACCCTGTTCACACAATAGGGGTCAATACTGTAGGAACTATTGATTGGGAGTATGAAGGAACTACCGCAACTGCAGGAGTTGTTATTACAGGTTCCGTAACCTCTATCAACGTTACTAACGGAGGAAGCGGATATATTACGCAACCTATCGTCTCTATCGTCGGTGGTGGTGCAACAAGTGGTTCTCAAGCGTTTGCTACCGCACAGATTACCGCAGGAACTGTAACAGGTATTACTATAGTAAACGGAGGAAGCGGATATACTAGCGTTCCAACTATATCAATATCTGGTGGAGGAGGAACAGGTGCAACTGCTGTTGCGGTTTGTCGAGGTCCTGTAGACAGTATTAACATAGTAAATGCGGGATCACAGTATACTTACGAACCAACTATCAATCTAATCAGTGGTAGTGGTGCTGTTGCGTATCCATCAATACTAAACGGAAAGATAGAGAGTATCATTGTTACATTTGGTGGTAGTGCATACTTCGGTCCTCCTGACGTTATTATTACTGGTGACGGAGTTGGTGCTACTGCATTTGCCACAGTTGACCTATCTTCAAACATTGTTACAAGTATTACGGTGTCTAGTAAGGGTATCGGGTATACAGCGGGTAATACACAAGTTAGTATTGTATATCCTGGCTCAGGTGCACAATTCCAGACTAGACTTACAGAACTATCAATAAACGAAGCAGCAACAGGTGCTGAACTAGGAAGTAATACATTTGTATCACCTAAGACCTCTGATCCTTATGGTGGAGTATCTTTCCGTGGTGAGAACTTCTTAATCTATAGTGGAGAGTATGGATACCTCTATAATCCAAAGCAACTACGTTTCTTACTTAAGGACAGTATTGGTTTAGATAATAACGGAGATTTACAGGAGTTACCTCCTACTGTGCACTCACCGATCATTGGTTGGGCATATGACGGACATCCTGTTTACGGACCTTACGGATACGAGGATCCTGAGAATAGTGCTCCGTTTAACGCATACAAACGTATTAGAAGTAGTTACAGAGTAAAGACTAGCAGAGATGCTCTTCTAAGCGGTCTCAGTGACCCTCTAGGGACTTATATTGAAGATTATGAATATGTGGAGGGTTTAGGTGATTTAGACCGTTATAATGGCAGATACTGCGTTACTCCAGAATATCCAGATGGAGTATACTGTTACTTTACAACTATTACAGGAACAACTGGTGATCCTGCATTCCCATACTTTATTGGAGAAAATTTCTATGGAGAAGCGGATCCAGTCAACTGGAATGGTAATGGACTGCAGAGGAACTTTACAGAAGACGCAGTACGCTACAGAGCACCATTCTTAGGTGTTGATAACATTGTAGCGAAAAGAAAAGAATTAGATAACAAAGTTGACTTCTTCTTAGCACTAGAAGACAGCACAACGTTAATTGTGATGGAGACAGGGGAAACTCTTACATACATTGAAGATGGTATTGGATATTATAGTTACTACCCATTCATCAGAGGTGGAACTGCGGATTCTCTAGTAGTATCATCTACAAACAAGTTTTCTTCCGCAGGGATTAATGAATACCTTGTAGAAGGTGGCGGTAAAGATTATAAGGTTAACGACAGACTTATATTTGATAATACAGGAACTGGTGGAGATGGCGTAAGTGCTGTTGTATCTCAGGTAGAAGGTGTACCAACTGTTAGCACACTTGCGTTCACAGGAGCGTATAACGATCTGTTTATTAATATCCTAAGAACTTCCGAAACAAACTTCTTACAACCAGGCGACACAATTACAGTTTCTGTAACCGATAACTCAGCAACTAGATCTCTTACAACAAAAGTTATCAATGGTAATTACCACTTCAAGTATTTTAATTTAACAAGTGCAAAGTTATTAGATCCATGGCAAGCAGCGACTTCATATGTTGTGGGAGATTTAGTTTATGTTGGAAATAGAGTATATGTTGCTGCAAAAGTAATTAACTCTGAAGTCAATACATCTGGATCATCAGCTCCTACTCATACATCTGGAACTGCAACTGATGGTGGAGCAAACTGGACTTTTTTGAGAACACGCACAGATGGTAACTTATTCCAAAATGGTTGGTCAAGTATTACTGGAGGATCTAACTATCTCAACGGAACATATATTAACGTTCCACTAACAAGTAGCGGTGATGGATTAGGTGCAAAGGCAACTATTATTATCTCTGGTAATGCTGTAACATCTGTTACAATTACAGATTTTGGATATGGATATGACGTTGGAGATACAATCTCTGCAGATAACGTCAACTTAGGAAACGCAGTGTCTGGTGCAGGGTTTAGTATTACACTAACTCAGGTTCAAAGAGAAGTTCAGTTCCATGCTGACAAAGCACATCAATTAAAAGAAGGTGATCTAGTTAATGTCTCAGGTGTCTCACCTGTGTCTTATAATAAGGCAAACTATATTGTCGTTAGAACAGAAACACCAAGGAAATTTACAGTTAAGAGAAATTTTGCTTCTACAAGTGCAGCAAATGTTACAACAGGTAATAGTGGTAATCCTGCAGATGTTTACATCAAGGAACCAAACTTATCCTTAATAGATGGTCACTCTTACATATTTGATACATCAGATGCAAGTAATAGTGGAAAGGTTTTAAACTTTACACTTGACCCAAGTAATACAGATATACTAACATACAAAAACGTTATTGATGAAGTAAGAGATGTAATAACAAATGAGCAGAACTCAATAACAATTAAAATGCTAGATTTGCCTGGCGTTTTCTATTATCATGATGTTAAGCATACAAATGTATCACCACGAACATTTACAGTCAATGTAGCAGCAAAAACCACTGCACATCCTCTTTATGGTTATGGATCTGGAAATGGATATTATATTACAGGTGATAAGTATGGATCCTCTACAGAGTCTCCTGCTATAACAATGTCTCGTGGTTTGACATATACCTTTAATCAAAACTCTGCATCAAATAGCACACATGCAATATACTTCTCTGAAAGTGAGGATGCTTATGGTGGAACACTTAGATATGAAAAAGGTGTTGTATACAGAATTAACGGTGACGTAGTATCATGGAGCGATTATAACGCTAACTTTAACACAGCTTCAACACGTAGTGTAGAAATTACTCCTACAGTAGATACTCCTAATACATTACATTATGTTTGTCAGAACCATCTTGCAATGGGTAACGCAATCAATATTAAGAGTGATGTTACTAACAGTAGATATCTCAATGTTATAAACGATCCAATCTTAGGAACTCATACTATTAGTTCTGTTGATTCTACAAACAAAGAAATAAATTACTATTCAGCACTACAACCCGAATCTGGATATAATGTAGGTGTATCATATTCTACAAACTCAATTTACCCTGCAGGAGGCATCGCAAAGATCACAATCGGTGACCAAGGTAGAAATTACATGTCTCTACCAAAATTATCGGGATCTGCAAGATCTGGTTCTGGAGCAACCGCTACAGCAACTATTTCTGGAGGATTATCAAACGTTTCTGTTACAAACAACGGATCTGGTTACAATCAAGCATCATTACCTACTACAGTTGTTACAATGCCAGATTTTGTAGATCTGACTCTAGAAAACGTATTGGGTAACTTTTTACCAGATGAAATTATTATTGGTAAGGCAATTCAAGACAATAACACTGCCAGAGGTAAAGTTATTGCTTGGAATCCAATTACATCAGTATTGAGACTACAACCTTTACGTAATACAAGAACAGGTGCAGGACAGAAAGGATATATCATGTTTACTGCGGGTAAAGTCTATAACATCAACCCATCACAAATTGACGCTGTAGGTTATGCAGATCAGTTTGAATTTGCAGTTCATGATGCTCAGACTGGAGATCCAGTTAAGTATCTTTCAGCACAGACTAATCCAATTAGTAACTTGGTAGTAGGACAAACATACTACATTATCAACATAGGTGATGCAGGACGTGTTAAGTTAGCAGAAACACCTCAACTTGCAGAGGTAGGCACAGCAATCAGTATAACCAACTCTGGAACTGGCACACAATCATTTAACGTTAGGTCTAGAGTCTATACAGGTGGTAACTCTGTAGCAACCATTGGTTCTATATCAGGAACACAGGCAACAGTTGCTGCAGCAGTATCTGGTGCGGGTAGAGTATCAGAAGTTACTGTTACAGGAGCAGGAACAAACTATAGAGCAGCACCTGACGTAATATTTGATGATCCTTATTATGGCGTAATCTCATCAATCTCAATTCAGTCTCAATCTGCAGGAAACTATGGATCCTCACAAACTTATACAGGAGTTATTCAAAAATCAATCGCGGGTTCTTCTGCTACTGGTGCTACTTTTACTATTGAAACTAGTG